CATTTGATTCAAGAGGACGGCTATGCGCATGCTGTTGACCTTATGGCTTATGATGGCAGTAATCCATCTTGGGATATTGTGGATTATGATAACATAGCTGATGCTATGCGTAAGGCTGGCAAGGAACTTGGTGTTGACTTGGTTTGGGGTGCGGCATGGCACAAGTTACTTACTATGTCACCGGATAGTGCAGAGGATTTGATGAATGACTACATCGATACAAGACGAAAAGAATCAAGACGTCCGTTCATCGATGGACCTCACTTCCAACTCCACACCTAGACAACTAGTTTTTGACTTCGATGACTATGATGGTCCAGATGAACTCTGGTTGCATTACTTGTGGTCACTTCTCCCATAGCTTCTTGCGCTCTATGTAAAGAGCAATGATGTCCTCGAAGTTGTCTGGTTTGCGAGGTGGTTTCTGGCTGTAGATATTGTATGCCTCGAAACATCTGTTCTCATTGTATACTTGTCTGCTTAGTTTTTCACATTCTCTTGCGGACTCGAGGTCTATGGTTAGCATGAGAATGATAGTATGGGTCATCTTTTCTATCATAGTATCCTCCGCTGATAAAAACTAGGAGGTCTGAGCAGTATAAGACCTCCTAGTATGTTTTAGGATGTAGTTATTTTGGAGAAAACTATGTCCCTAAAACGGTATTTCATCATCTTGTACTTGTTTGTCAACACCATTATCAGATGACATGGCATTTTTTTCTGTGAGTTTCATAGACAGAATGTTGCCTTTCTCTGTCTGCTTGACCCAAGCGGCAACTCTCTTTTCTCCAGAAGAGATTTCCGCTACACCAGTAAATGTTGGTGCGTTTGGTGTATCGCTGTTGTTATCCCACAGCCTACCTACCTTGACATAGATGTCTCTGATTGTCGTACCATCAGGCATTACATCCTTGACCATTGCGATACGTTTGGTTTCGCCCTCATCGTTAAGGCTACCAGTGCCAACAAGAACTAGCTGGTCACTCTTGCTATTGAATATAGCACCAGTATTAGTGTTATCGTATTCCATATTACCTCCGTGTTAGAATGGATTTAGGTCTGACTTTTTATCATCAGCATTGTATTTGTTGTCGTGCTTACCGAGAAACACATCAGCATCACAACCCAGATGAGACAGACCTTTGGTTAGTGCATCAGTCAATGCCATTTTGCCAGCGTCTTCGGCTGGTCGTTTCATGTCCTTGTGCCAGAATGTTCTACTGCCAGCAACTGGACCAAATATATTTTCAGGTAGAGTAGTCCATATACTTACCTTTGCTACAATCAGAATCATATCGTTTGAAGATGGGTAGTCATACTCTACGTTGTATCCCCACCCTACACCAACTGGTCCAAACTTTTCAGTCATCTTCATTATCTGATACTGTGGGTCAATCGATGTAAACTTACGCGAACCAAACGCAACCTTCTTTAGATACTTCATGTCAGATGGTGCTAGTGATAGCCACAAATCCATGTTCTGTTTTTTCTGCATAGTTGTTTTGTATTCAGGGTCTTTAGTATTCATGCTGTTTCCTTCACTTTGATTGTTCTTCTTTTGTCGGTTATGTTTACAGATAATAAATCGCAATCCATCTGGTATACATCAGGTGGTATGTGGCTCATCAATCTCTTCTTGGCTGACTCATTCTTCTTTGCGGACTCGAGTGTGTTTACATAGTCATGTGCATCTGACATCCATTGGTTGTCTCTGTTCATGTCCATCTTTACTTTCCTATCAATCGCGATGCTTGAGATATCTGGGGTCTCCGCATCACGATTGCTAGGAGGTTGCTTATCTACAACATGCGACCAGAACTCTTTGATTCTTTCCATCATTGTTGCAACGTATACTGGGTCATACCCTATGTGCTTTGACTCCCACTTTGAGTTGCCAAAGATAACAGATAGGTAACACCCATCAGGTCTTACATTTTTCTTATCGCAATACAGCTGGTGCAAGTACATATACAACTGAATCTGTGGCATGTATCTCTCGATAATCGTAGCCATGTTTGTAAATGCATTGGTATGCTTTGCTTCTACGATAAAGCTTGTGCCTTGACCAGTCATCACCATCATATCTGTCGTACCTTGAAGCGGCACACCATTGCCAGATACTGATAGCTTTGTCTGGTAATGGCTCTTTGCTCCTGACAACTGAAATCCTGGCTCATGCTCTTGCTTCCACCAGTCGAGATTGAACTTCTCTGTGTGTACACCGAGCTGAACAGCTAGAACCTCTGATAAATCTTCTGGTTCGGTAAGTCCTACCTTCTCTTGGTAAAGCTCCAGCCACTCTCCGTTCATAATTCTGATGGCATCTGTGCCACCGATAAATCCTTGTCTATCCATAGTTTTCTCCTTATTTATATGGCGATTGTAGTCTCACTTCTGCAACTGGTCAACAAAATAATCAAACCTATCGAGATAAAATCTGCGTCTTTCTAGGTCTGCTTTTACCAGTCCGTAGACATCTGAGTAGGGTGGAAGTATGCGAAATGTTTTGATGGACATGTTATAGATATGCATGATGCAATCGGCTGGTATATCAACCAGACTCTCAATCATAATCTCGACACGCTCACTACACTCGTCCATGCTTGTTTCGTATGGACGTTGGAACAGATACTTCCAGCGACTGAATAGCTGTCGAACTCTATCCGGTCTATGTGGTGTCAGGTAAGCTTCCACATTTGCTTTGGCGGCAAGAGCATCGGCAAGCTTGGTACAGCTGACATCGAGCATGCGTACACTCACAGACTCAAGAGCGTTGAGTTCTTTTACAAGTTGTTCGTTTGCTTTTGCTGGTGAACGAAACGTAAGAAGGGTGGCTACGTTGCCACCATTCCCAATAGATACGACTTCTGACATGTTTTCTCCTATGCTGAATTGATTTGTATTGATTCCTCAACTAGATTATGTAGCTTTGGAAGTGTTGATTCGAGTAATTGAGTTAGCAATTTTATTTTTTTATCCATGTTCTCTTTTGACATGGGTAAAGATATACTACTCATCTCATCAAGAGTTTGTTTTGTATCCTCGATTTGGTTTTTTATTTGTTTGTTTTTTATTTTCTCACCAACTGTTTGGATACAATAATAGTAGTGATACAGTTTGTTTACTAAGTCCTGAACTTTCCATAGCTGTTTGCTTGTTGCAAGTTGCTTTGGATTATCACCACCAGTATAACCAAAAAAGTATTTAGATTGAACAGTATCCAATGGTTTATATAGTATGTTAATAACTTTCATGTTATCCTCCAATAAGTTTTTTAAATGTTGATTCCCATACTCGGTCACTAATTATTACACAGTATCTAGGGTCGCCAGTCTTACGTTTGCAGACTGCCATGTCCCTATCTTCTAAGAGATTAAATACGTTTGGAAACGAACTCTTGTCTCGATACTTTACTTCTACAAAGAGAATCTGACCATCAATCTCGATAGTCAAATCCCCTTTGTATTCACCACCTAAACTGCCCGATAGTGGTTGCTTCTTTGTTTTTATTCCCAGGCTATTCCATAGCTTTAGAAACCACCTTTCGTGGTAGCTTCCTTTTGCTTTACTTTTGCTAACCATGTGTCCTCCTCATAACATCTCATGCAGATAAGACTGCTCTTGTATAGAAAGACTACAAAGTAAATACACTCTTTGCCACAAGCATCACATATAGATGTTGCTCTTTGCTCGAGACCTTTACTTTTTTTGGAGCGTCGCAAGCTGGTCAATAGCTCGTTCAATCTTGATAGCAGTTTCATAGCGTAGCTCTGTGCCTTTCAGTTGTCGATAGTAGGTGGTCTTCGATAGACCAGCCCAGTTAAATGCTTCACGCAAACTGACCTTCTGATTCTCTGATTGAACTGTTAGTTGTTCCAAATAACTTCTCATAGATTCTAGGTCTACTACGCTTTGCTTCCTGATACAAGTATCTATTGATTGTTTTTGTACCCAATGCGGTAATAAAATATTTCTTGATAGTACCAGCACCAGTGTTGTTAGAATACAACACTCGCTCTACATCGTTTACTCTTACAGCTACTATAAATCCATACTTGTGTTCGAGCGTGTGTAATGTTGTGCTGATTGTACCTTGCTTGATGTCAGGCAATTCTTTTCGAATAATTCTATTTGTTATTCGTGGAGGTTTTGGGTTTGACTTGTCGTGATATAGCTTTATTGTTGCTAGTATACGAACTTGAACTGACGAAAGTTTTTTCATGATAGTATCCTTCAAACTGGGGAGGCTCGGCACCTCCCCTTTTTTGTATCAGACCACGCTGGTTACTGTATGGTGGTTTGTGCCAG